GGACTGATTGACGAGGGCGACTGGGAGGCAACCATGTGTTACGCTTGTCTGTTTAAGCTGCACTGGGAACCGGAAAAATTCCTGTCGCTCTCGAAAGCAGATAAAGCCTTCATCGCCGCAGCTTTTTTAAAGTACGGTGAAAACGAAGAAAAGCAGAGAAAGAAAATAGAAAGCAAAGGGCGGAGGTGTTGATGCGTTGGGTATTGGTTCGAGGCTGTATATCGAGGACGGTATAACGTCGGTGATCACAAAGGTAAATGACAATATCGTCAATACGATATCCACCTTTGAGGCCGCCGGTAGCGCCGCAGATGCCATGAGCGGCGGCATGTCGGACAGCATACATGAAGCAACCGCCGCGACACAGGAATTCAGTGATGTACAAGCAGAATGTGCCGCGAATACCGTTCAGTGGTCCGACTATTATGCAAATGTAGATTTGCAGGAATTGGTTGCACAACAAGAACAAGCGATTGGTTCTGCCGCCAAGCTGCAACAGCAGGAACAAGCATCCGCAGATACGATTGATAAAGCAAATGCCGCTCTGCAGAACGCAAGCGCAACCATTTCCAATGCTACAACCTTACAGCAGCTTTATGAAAAGCAACTGCAAAATACCGAAAATCGAATTGCGGCAGAGGCAGTAAAGTTGCAACAGGCGAAAACGGCGTATGAGAATATGGCCACAGGCATCAACGTTTCGTCGCAGGCAGCAGAAAAGCAGCGCGGGGTAGTGGAGAGACTGGCGACTTCTGTAAACGCACTGACTGGGCAGGCTGATGAACTGAGAACCCGCTTGGAAGATACCGCCCCCGCCGCTGCAGCGGAGCAGGCCGCGCAGGAACTGGGTGAGACGATACAAGATGTGGCGGGGTCCGCGGAAGAATTAACGCAGCAAGAAGACGGGCTGGCAGAAGCAGTCAATGAGGTAAACAACAGCTCTTCACGCTTAACGCCAAATTTGAACGCGAACAGCGGTGCGATGCAGGATTTGATTGGCCAGGTGGGAAGACTGGCAGCTACTTACCTATCGTTGAAAAATGCAGCGCGAGCCGTCAACGAAGCCATTAGTACAAAAACCCAGGGGCTGCGATTTGAAGCCTTAATGGGTGACAGCGCGGGCAGTGCCGCGACGGAGTGGGCCAAAGCCACCGCGAAAGACATGGGCCGCGAGTATTCCGCGATTATGGATTCCACACTTAGCCTGTCAAAAATGGGCTTTTCAGGCTCCAATATACAGGCGATAACCGATTTGTCCGACCGGCTTGCGTGGTTCACATCAAACAATGATTACGATGCTATTTCAGGAGCGATCGAGCAGGCTTTTCTTACCGGACGTACGCAATCATTGTCCAATGCCCTTGACTTGAGTACGAATGCCCTGGAAGGGTTTGGAGTGAAAGAAGCAATTGAAGCCGGAGACATGAACGGCTTTATAGAATCGCTCGAAGCTGCCACCGAAGCAGCCGGAATGACCGCAGAGGCGGTAGAACACATAACCGAAGGCAGTGAAGCACAATGGGCTATGTTCAAAACAAACTTACTCAGTAACGTTACAGACGCGGCCAGTGGATTCTTGTCAGCGTTTACACCGGCATTTACCCAAATGAATGCGTGGTTGCAGTCCAGCAACGCACAGGTTTTCTTCGCGGTGTTGCAAACGGCGTTTACAACAGCGGGACAAGTGGCAGCATGGTTTGTGAATATTCTGGTAGAGGCTGCCAACTGGATTGCCGAGAACTGGCAGGCAGTTATGATGGCGGCATCTATCTTGATTGGCATATTTGCGGTAAAAATGTTGATGGCTGCGGCCAGCACGATGCTTGCGAATGCACCGCTGCTTGTATTGATTGGCCTTGCTGTTGCGGTTGGTTTAGCGCTGCAGGAGATGGGCGTAAGCGCCGAGGATGTGGCAGGAGTAATCGGGGGAATCATTGGATCGCTTGTGGCTTTTGTTTATAATCGGGTTGTGGATATCTGGAATTTTATTGCAATGTTTGTAAACTTTATTGGAAACTGTTTTAATGACCCAATCGGATCACTAAAAGTGTTGTTTTTTGAGCTTGCTGGCTTTATTGTCGGCTGTATAGCGGATGCGGTAACATTCATTGAAAGCTTAATCAATAAGATACCGGGTGTTGAAATTGACATATCCAGCGGTATAAACGGTTTTCGCGACGATTTGGCTGCAGCAGCACAAGCGGCAAAAGATGAAATGGAATGGGTTGAATATGTCAAGGGCATGGATTACATGAATTATGACGATGCCTGGAACGCCGGTTCGGAAATGGGGAAAGGCCTTGTCCAGGACATCTCCAATACGCTGGAGGACTTAACGAATTCTTTGAGTATGGATAACACCAATTCACTGGGTGACCCGTTCGGCGATTTCTCCAATTACGCTGGTACCGGTATTTCCGATACACTTGGCAGCATCGATTCCAGCACAGCCAACATCGAGGGTGCTATCACGGATACATCTGAAGATGAGATACGGTATCTGAAAGAGATAGCTGAACGATTGGCTATTAACGATGTGACAAGAGTCGAAGTGAATATTGACATGTCTGGAATGCAGAACACTATAGGTTCTGATCAGGCTGATATTGATGGCTTCCTGAATGGCCTCACTGGTGCAGTTTCGGAAGCTTTCTTAGTAGATGCACAGGGAGTGCATGTGTAAAAAATCCCCTCCTGATGGAAGGGAACGATTCTGAATTATTTTACTTTCCATCGTTTTCCGCAATCGCCGCAAAAAACCTCATACTTTCCTTTTTTGCCAGCAAAACCAGCAAGCAAGCCGATGCCGCCAGTGAGCAATGCGCCGCCCAGTGCTTTTCCTGCAGAAAAACCTTTCCTGTCATTACCAAGGACATTTACATTTGTACTTTTACATTTCGGGCACTTTATCGTCTTTGCCACTACAGCCACTTCCTTCACACATAATAAAAATATTTTACCACACGAATTAAGTTGTTGCAAGAAAGAAGGCGACATATATTGTATCTTTTTTATCTGGATGACCTCCTGCTGCCAGTGGCACCGCAGAAGACGGAAATCAAAATCAACGGCAAAAATGAAACGGTAACGCTGATCAATGAAGGGGAAGTGAACTTACTCAAATCTCCCGGCCTGACAGATATCTCATTTACTGCATTACTGCCGGGAATAGAATACCCGTTCGCTCAGTACGACGACGGATTTTTACATCCTGTTCAGATTCTCGATCGGCTCGAAACCTTTAAAACAAGTTTACAACCTTTTGATTTCGTTGTCGCGCGGATTTGGAATAACGGGCAGGAGAATGTGGATTTTCGCACCAACATGAAAGTTTCGCTTGAAAACTATACCATCAAGGAATCCGTAAAGAACGCTCAGGATGTTGAAGTAGAAATAAAGCTTAAACAGTATAAAGCTTATGGAACCAAGACCATCACCATCAAAGAAGAAACAGCGGTCACCACTACCACAAGGGAAGATCCGAAGAAGGAAGAAAAAAAGGAAGAAACGTACACCCTTGTAGCAGGTGACACGTTGTGGGGGATCGCAAAGAGAAAGCTGGGCAGTGGCGAAAAATGGCCCTCTATCTATGATCTGAATAAAGATACCGTTGAGGCCGCCGCAAAGAAATATGGACGGTCCAGCTCATCTAGCGGACATTGGATTTATCCGGGTACCGTAATAAAAATACCAGGTTAGGAGCGTGAAGGATGGGTACGTTCATTTGGCCCTGCACGAGTTATACCGGCGTTACGTCGCCATTTGGCAATCGGTCAGATGGCTTTCACTGGGGTGTTGATTTGGGGTGTGCAACCGGCAGACCTATCATAGCCGCCCGCGGTGGTACGGTGTCAATTTCTTCGTGGCATGATAGCTACGGAAATTACGTGCAGATCAATCACGGCGGCGGGGTTTACACCCTCTACGCTCACGCAAGTAGGCTTTTAGTGTCAGTGAGCGCAACGGTAAAGGCGGGCCAACAAATCGCGTTAGTCGGCTCCACTGGCAATTCTACAGGCCCCCATTTGCACTTTGAAATCAAGATTGACGGGACAAAAAAGAACCCGCTGAACTATGTATCAGCCAATGATACCGTCAGCAATTATACCGGCGGCGAAGTCGTTGATTCTTCTGCATCGAACGCCACCAGTTCCAATACAGAAAACAAAGCGAAAGAAATCACCAGTATTGTCGTGAAGTCGTCAACCGGGTCCCCGGGAGCGTATAAGTTGACAGCCCTCCGTTCAGCGGACGCCGTTTTATCCAGTGGCTGTGAAATTCTGATTCAGGAAAACGCAAAGAAGATCCACGTTCCGGTGGTGGAAGGTGAAATTACACTGCAGTATGAACGCAAGGGCAGCCCAGGAGTCTTGATCTTCAATGTTGTCAAGGAGGGTGATTTGAGCTTTTTTGAGGGAAATCCGGTGAGCTTTCGCGTGGATGGGAAACGCATATTTTACGGGTATATTTTCAAAAAGAAGCGTAACAAGAACGGAATTATTACAGTGACCTGTTATGACCAATTGCGTTATTTCAAGAACAAGGATACGCTGGTCTATAAAGAAAAAAAGTATTCGGAATTGCTTAAAACAGTGACGGAAACTTATGGTTTAAAAACAGGTGAGATTGATGATACCGAATATGTGATTCCGGGCCGAATTGAAGAGACCACAATCTTTGACATTTTGGCAAATGCATCAGACGATACCGTTCTCAACACAGGAAAGTTGTTTGTCCTGTACGATGACTGCGGATCTATCTGTTTGAAGAATATTCAGAATATGCTCGTACCACTTCTCATTGATCAGGAAACCGCGCAGGACTTTGACTATACCTCCAGCATCGATGAACAAACGTACAATCGAATTAAGTTGGCCCGTGACAACGGGGACACTGGCGAGAGAGAACTGTACACAGCAGAGGACGCAGGGACACAAGCTTACTGGGGCATCCTGCAGTATTACGAAAACACCGGATCTGTGGGAACATCTAGTTCCTCGGGGTCAGGGAGTTCGGGAGGTGCAAGCGGAGCGAGCACCGGAAACAAAATCATGTCTCAAACGGGCATTGATCTGGTTAAGGAATTTGAAGGCGTCCGATTGTATGCTTATCAGTGCAGCGCGGGAGTTTGGACCATCGGTTACGGCCACACCTTCGGGGTCTATTCTGGGATGACCATATCTCAGGCACAAGCAGAAGCCTATCTGAAATCCGATATGACGGAATTTGAAGGAGT